TAATCACGTACCTATTACACAATGGAATCCGCTAACACTACAAGGTGCCGGCTTGTTTCATATCGCAATGGGTGCTGTATTAGGTATTAGTGCGTTTGGTCGTACACAAGAAAAACTAGCAGGTACTGCCGCAAACCCAACTGCTACAAGTCAAACAATGACAAACAACACTAACATGTCAGGCGTTCCAAGTGGAATGCAAGGTGGCATGGGTGGCGGAATGGGTGGAGGCTTTGGAGGTTCAAATGGCGGATTCGGTTCATCAGGCGGGGCTTCAGCATTTGGCGCTCCTTCGACAGGCGGCGGGTTCGGTAGTTCGTCTGGGGGCTTCGGTTCTCCATCACCAGCAGGTGGCTTTGGCGGAGGCGGGTTTGGAAGCACACCTTCAGCAAGTCCGGCGCCAGCCGCAGGAGGATTTGGATCGGGTTTTAATAGCGGGTCCGGAGCAACAACACCCGCAACACTACCGGCCTTAAGTTCAAAAGGTCATAAAGTTGTTCCAGCATTAGATCAACCAGCCTTATAAGGAAAAATTATGAAAAAACTATTAGCATTACTAATCGTAGCAGTATTCGCATCAACAGCTATGGCGGCAGATAAGAAGCCAGCTAAGGCTCCTGCCAAAAAAGAAGTTAAGCATCACAAGAAAGCAGAAGGTACTGAAATCGCAGGCACTAAACCGGACACAGTAGTCAAGAAAAAGTAAACCAAAAACTTGACATGCTCCATTAAAGATAGTATAATTACTATATTAATGGAGCATTTTTACGACTATGACTGATTTTTATAAAATATTAGGGGTGAGCGAAAGCGCAGGCCCTGATGAGATCAAAAAGGCCTATCGAAGTTTGGCTAATAAGCATCATCCGGATAAAGGTGGAGATCAAGCCAAGTTTAAAGATATCAGTGTGGCATACGATACACTAAGCGATGCCCAGAAAAAAGCAGAGTACGACCATAAACGCCAATTTGGAGATGCACAACAATTCCATTTTAACCAAGGCGGTGGATTCGATCCGTTTGGACACATGTTTGGTGGTGGGTTTCCACAAGGTCATCCGTTCGGAGATATATTTGGACACATGCGTGGACAACCTCGTCGAAATAGAGACTTGAATATTCAATGCCAAATTAGTTTAGTTGATTCATTTACTGGCAAACAAGTAGAAGCTAGTTTCCAATTACCTAGCGGTCGTAATCAAAATGTAGTTATCGACTTACCAGCAGGTGTAAACAACGGAGATACTATTCGATATAGCGGACTAGGAGATGATAGTATTCCGCAAATGCCAAGAGGCAATTTAAATGTTACAGTAGTAGTTACTCCTCATCCTAAATACGAACGTAGAGGAGATGATTTGTTTACTAATGTAGAGATCAATCCTATCGAAGCGATGATAGGTTGCAAAAAAACTGTGGAAACACTAACTGGCTCTAAATTAGAATTAGAAATTAGAGCAGGAGTCGAAACAGGTGTAGAATTTGCAAGTCATGGCAACGGGTTTAAAAATATTAACTCGAACCAACGAGGAAGATTTGTTAGCGTAGTACACATTGTAACTCCAAAGGTTACTGATCCCACAATAATTGCCGAGTTGAAAGCCTTAAATGCTAGAATTAGTCAAAGATAATGACCCTGTATTAAAAGAGAATACAGTAGAATGGGTGTTCGATCATCCGCAGTCCATAGCTGACGCACAATTTATAGAAGAAGCTATGATTAAAACTATGGAGGCTAACAATGGTATTGGCCTTGCGGCAAATCAAGTAGGCTTAACTAGGCGTGTGTTTGTAATGCGTCCAAGTAACGCTGAGCCGTTTGGTTTGTTTAATCCGAAAATAATTTCTGTAAGTGAAGAAACTCAAACAGGTCAAGAAGGATGTTTAAGTTTTCCAGACTTATGGTTGGAAGTGGCTCGGCCAAATCAAGTAACTGCCGAATACATTGACAAAGACGGAAAAGAGCGTACAATACAACTTATGGGCCTTGATGCTAGAGTGTTTTTACATGAATTAGATCACTTGAATGGCGTTTGCTTTACAAACAAAGTTAGCCCATTGAAATTGGCATTAGCAAAGAAGAAACAACTTAAGAAAAAAAGGAAAATAAATGGTAGAACCAAGTGATAACCTACAAGCAGTCTTTGAAAAAGCAATTGATACTGCTAAGAAACTACATCACGAATACCTTACAATAGAGCATCTTCTATTTGCTATGCTGTCCGAAGAATCGTTTAGTGGTGCTATCGACGGATTTGGTGCAAATTCAACTTCACTTAGAAATGAGTTAAGCGAATATTTAAAAACTAAATGCGAAGAAATTACCACTCAAGATGTTGTAGTTAAACCTAAAAAGACACAAAGCGTAGAGCGTGTACTTAATCGTGCGTTCACACAAGTGTTGTTTAACGGACGTCAGCGTATTGAACCTACGGACGTATTCCTTGCCATGATGGGCGAGAAACGTAGCTGGAGTTTTTATTACATCCAAAAAGCTAATATTGACAAAGATAAATTTAACGATTTCATTAACAATGCCACTGATGAAGTTGATCAAGAAGAATCGCAAGGTCCTGGCGACCAACAAGGCGAAAGAGCACTAAAAGCGTTTACTAGCAATTTAAATGACATGGTGCAAAAGCAAAAGATCGATCCTGTTATCGGTCGTATTGACGAATTAGAAAATATTGCACTTGCATTAGGTCGTCGTAGCAAAAATAACGTTATCCTAGTAGGAGATCCTGGAGTAGGTAAGACTGCTATTGCAGAAGGCCTTGCCTTTAATATTGTAAATGGCTCTGTTCCTGACTTCCTCAAAGAGTACAAGGTATATAGTTTAGATATTAGTGCTATGCTTGCGGGCAGTAAATACCGTGGAGACTTTGAAGAACGTTTTAAACTAGTTATCAAAGCCCTACAGAAGAAAGGTAAGACTGTGCTGTTCATCGACGAGGCACATATGATCTCTGGCGCAGGATCTGCTAGCAACTCTGCTAACGATCTCGCTAACATGATGAAACCGGCTTTAAGCAAAGGCAACATTAAAGTTGTGGCCAGTACTACCTGGGAAGAATATCGTAAACACTTTGAAAAGGATCGTGCATTAATGCGTCGTTTCCAACGCATTACTGTTGACGAGCCTACCATGGAAGTTACTAAGCAGATCCTTAAAGGTATTAAGAAATACTATGAAGGTTTCCATAGTGTTAAAATTCGTGATGATGCAATCGATGCCGCTATTAAGTTAAGTGTTAAGTATCAAACAGACAAGAAGTTGCCGGATAAAGCAATTGACTTGATTGATTTGGCTTGCTCACGCTTTAACTTGAAGATTAGTGATGACCGCATTATCGGCGAACGTGAAGTTCAATACGAACTTGCTAAAATGATTCAAATGCCTGAAGAAAAGATCATGGAAACTGAATCTAGTAACTTGGCAAGTTTAGAATCTAATGTTAATGCTGACGTGTACGGACAAGATACTGCAATTACAGAAATTGTAGATAAGATTATGGTTGCACAAGCTGGTCTTAAATCTGAAAATAAACCTATTGGATCATTTGTATTCATGGGCCCAACAGGAACTGGTAAAACAGAAACCGCTAAGTCACTAAGCAAACACTTAGGTGTTAAGTTGTTACGTTTTGATATGTCAGAATATCAAGAGAAGCATAGCATTAGTAAGTTAATTGGTAGCCCTCCTGGATATGTTGGCTTTGAAGAAAATGCAGGTCAATTGATCACTAGTATTCAAGAGTCACCTAATGCTGTATTGTTGTTAGATGAAATTGAAAAAGCACATCCTGATGTAATGACTGTATTATTGCAAGTAATGGACAATGGATTTATTACAGGATCAAATGGTAAATCAGCAGACTGCCGTAACCTAGTGCTTATCCTTACAACTAACGCTGGCGCTCAAAGTGCTGAGAAGAACGCAATTGGATTTGGTGGGCAAGAGAAAGATTATAGCGATGCAGACTTGAAGAAATTCTTGACTCCAGAGTTCCGTAATCGTTTAGATGGCATTGTTACATTTAAGAAGCTTGCTAAAGAAACTATGGTTAAGATTGTTGGCAAGTTCATTGAAGAGTTGCGTGGCCAAGTTAAAGACAAGGGCATTAAAGTCAAACTAGATAAGGAAAGTACTAATTGGTTAACTACCAATGGTTTCGATCCTAAGATGGGTGCCCGTCCGTTACAACGTGTTATCGACAAAGAAATCAAACGTCCATTAGCTAAACTAATGTTGTTCGGTGATCTTAAGAACGGTGGTGCGTTAAATATTACAGTAGTAGACAACAAGCTAATGCTAATTGCTATTCCAAAAGAACCTAAGGTGCAATTACTAACGGCAGAACCTGTTACGTCGCTACTTGACGAAAATGCTCTTTAAGACTACTAGAAGTTTATTTCGAGGAAAATACCAGTACAAAATCGTACTGGTATGTTCCGGTGCCAGTGTGTTTAGGAATATAGAAGATGCGCTAGATAAACTAACAAAAGTCGTTATTAATGGAAAACACACTCTCAGAACAATCAAAACACAGGACGATTTAGACTACGCACGTAAAGTAGCCAACGCTTTATCAGGACAAACAGAATTCGATGTTCGTGTAGAAAGTCCCTGGATCAGCATTTACACTAATGATCGTAAACTTGTTAATAATTTAGCTAACATAGATCAAAGTAATGTAAAATATATTTGCGAACCCTCTTCTAATAACTTAGAAGCTGGTACTGTTGTCATGCCCAAGATGAACTACGATTATCGTGTTACGCTGGGTAAAACTACACAACCCAACCTACCATTTGTAGAATGGGCTGAGAAAAGTGCAAAATGTAAGATGACAAAGAGTTGCATACGGGATTTAAACAAACCTCGCAGTTGGGGCGGCACACACTTCTATATCACAGGTGATAACAACTTACTCATGGCAAAAATGCACCTTGGCGGGTGTATAGCTAAGGTTGAACGCATAATCAAAGCATAGTTTGTTCCTACGCAAAGCGATAAATACTGATAAGTGCAGAGTTTTCTGTAGGAATAAATTTACGGGTTTAATATGCGAATAAGAGAATTATTAGAAAATGCCAACTTTAAGGAGTTGGATTTTATTAAAAAAAGCGGTGATAAAACCGAATTAGACTACGACCTAGTGGATGACTTAATTCACTACATGCACAATGACGACAACGTATATCGTCGCAACGTTTACCCAACTTTATCAAAATGTATCGACCTTGTTAAAGGTAAGCAACCAACTCACAGCAAAATGTTTGCTGAAGCCATCAAAGAAGCATACAAACAATACAAAAAAGAATATCCTATCCGCATTCTTCCTGACGAACTAGAAGAAGACACTCTTAAAGAAGCATGTACTAAAATACATGAAGAATTTAAAGAGCATATCAGAATTGGAAAGTACAAGGACTAATAATGCTGTTAAGAGAATTGTTTACCAATGTACGAAAGCCCATCTTTGAAGGTGGAAATATTTGGCCGGAATCGGAAGGTTTCGATCAAGCAATTGCCGCTGAGATGGCACGTGAAACAGAAAAGTATCTTAAAGGTGTACATACTCCTGTACATTTAATCGGTAGTGCGGCAACGCCAACTCCCGGTAAAATAAGTGGTGACCTAGATGTTATGATTGACATCAATCCTTTAATGCAACAATTTGGCACTAAGGATGGAAAAACTACTCGTATCGAATTAGAAAAATATTTACAAAGTGCAGGCTTACAAACAAAACGAACTGGTGTAACTGTACATATCTTGTTACCTTTCAAAGGTAAATTTTATCAAGTGGATATCAAAGCAGTACCCAATGCAGAGAAAGTTCATAAGTTCCACCATCATGCAATACCTCAAGGTAGCCCATACAAAGGTGTACACAAGCAAGTTATTCTAAGTACACTAGCATCTCACAAAGGAATGTTATGGTCACCTGATGAAGGATTATATGCTAGAGATGAACAAGGTAAGAAATCACAGTTCATCAGTAATGACTTAAATGCTATTGCTAAAAAATTGCTTGGACCACAAGCTAATGCTACTAATTTAGGAAGTGTGGAAGCTATTTTAGATTCTATTCCAGACGAAGCATTACGTAACGAAGTTTTACAAAAAGCAAGCGCAGGTTCAAGTTGGCAACATGTGCAACCTCTTAACGAAGCGGCGGCTCCCGCAGTTGGAAGAAAATATCAACACATCGAAGATCTAGTGTTTACAAATGGTAGCACTGGTGGATTACATGCTATTGAACGTCTACGTCACATGACTAGCAAAGGTGGTAGTATAGAATTAAAATGGGACGGCAGTCCTGTTATATACTGGGGTCGTGATGAACAAGGCGTGTTCCACATGTATCCTAAAAATGCATGGGATTACATGAAGCGTGGTACAACACATACTAAGAGTGGTGTGACTACTATGATGAATGATCCAGATGATGTTGCAATGTTTGTACTAGGCACAGGAACAACACAACCTGGACAAGAAGAACAACGTAAAGCATTTGCTCGTGGACTTGCTGATTTATGGCCTTACTTTGAAAAGATTAGTCCTAAGTCAGGATACATCGAAGGTGGTATTTTATTCAGTCCATTAAAGCCAGCACAATTAAATCCTAGCACACACGAATATGATTTCCAACCTAACATTACTAGTTTCCACATTCCACAAGATAGTGAACTAGGTAAAAAGATTGCCAATGCAAAAGTTATGGTTGCCGCAACTGGATACTATACACACATTGGTGCAGACGAAACACGGTATCCAGATGCTGAGAAATTATCAACTCCAGATGTAATTGTACAAGGCACAACTTATGTTGAACATCCGCCTAAAGTAGACGATGCTGGATTAAAGCATGCCGAAGACTATATTAAGAAAAATAAAGCATTGATTGATAGTTTTATTGCAGGACAACCTGGGTTAAGTAAACCAGGTGATGTGCTATATTCATTCTTTAATCAAAACTTGCGTGTTGCTGGTGTTAAACAACAATTTGCAAACTGGGCACAGTCTAAATTAAGCAATACACAATCACAAAAAGTTTTAAGCCATCCTGGATTAGATGCAATATTAACTGCTGTTGAATTATTAACTCATGAAAAGATGAAAGTAATTAATTCATTAAGTGCAGGCACACACGGCGGCATTAGACAAACAAAACCAGAAGGATATGTGCAAGCACATCCTGGTGGAAAATTCAAACACGATTTACCTGGACAGTTTGTTAAAACTATTGACCAAGCAAATTGGGCTCCAAGGAAAGACTAATGTTACTACGTGAATTTCTTAATCGCACAGGACAAGGTAAAACCGCAGTAGTCGGTTGGGGTCGTGGCATGGGTCACAAAGGACACATGTTTTTAGCTAGTAGCGTTATTACACAAGCACGTGAAGAAGGTGCAGATCCTTATTTTGTGGTTAGTCGTACTGTAGGTAAAGATGATCCAGTTACTCCTGAAGAAAAATTAGCAATATACAAAAAAGTATTTCCAAAGCATGGACACATTTTCCATACTGCTACTGACGAAATGCCGGATTTAAACAAAGTACTAACACGATTAGCAGAACACGGATATACAGATGTCACGCTTATTGTAGGTGCTGATCAAAAGAACGCATTCCAATATCTAGTACGTCCAGATAAGAGCGGCGTTGAACCGTATAAACAGTTTGGGCTTAACAGTCTTCGAGTTATTGCTCGTCAAGAAACTAACGACCCAAGTGCCGGTGAAGAAGGTCCACGTGCTACTCCAATGCGTGACATACTTAAAGATCCTAATGCTAGCGAAGATGAAAAATTCCAAGCATGGCGTGATGCAATGAATCCTGAACTTAGCGATGAAGAAGTGCTTGCTCTAATGCACAAAGCACAACAACGTTTATCAGATCCTACTTGGGGTAAAAAACCTGCTGTTAAAAAACAGCCAGCAAAGACTATGAACCCTGCGGCAGAATCGGTTAAATATGCTAATAAGGTAATAAGAGAAATGCGAGCACAAGAATTTATTCGTCGTCAATTAAATGAAAAAGCTAGTATGACTGCCGGCACTCCAGATGCGCCATATGCAGGGCAAGGTGATAGTGACGACTTATCAGACGAACATTTAGCAGGACTAAATCATGCTGTTAGCTTTCCAGCAATTAGCATGAACAAATCAAACGGTAGTAGCTATTTGCAGTATCGTTTTGGTATAGCATTAGCAGGCAGTCATCCAGATCCTTCAGAACACATGCCAGTACATCAACGTGCAGGTGGAGCGTTTTCAGGAGATCCATTATTGGCACCATTTAGTGATGAAGATTTAGAAATTATCAAAGCCGCTGGCGATCATTTAGGCTTAGGTAAAATGACTAAGCTAGCAGACAAGAGTGGTGAAATTAAAGGCACTAATACAGTTAGTCCAGTAGCTAAACCTAAAACGAACAAGTACGGTATATAATGAGAGCAAAAGAATTTATTGTCGAAAGAACCGGTAAGCATCATGAGCATCATGCAAGTGTTCATACCAGTGCGGCTGTTGCTAGAGATCCTGGCGGTTACTATCCTAACTACCACCAATTACGTACAGGGCTAGCATTAGCTATGTCAGATGGTAGTAACAATAAATTAGACATAGATCATGAGAGCTGGATGGGTCCTTACTGGACACAACACCCGTATACCGAAGTAGAACATAATATGTTTAAACAAGTTAAAAAATCTATACCTACTGAGTACCATGACAGAGTTGCTTTTCATAAAAGTAAAGAACCTGAAGATACACAGAAAACTAGTCCAGTAGCTAAACCTAAAAAAAACAAGTACGGTATATAATGAGAGCAAGAGAATTCTTATCTGAAGATAGCGAAGGCGGTATGGATGCTTACGGCGGTAACAGTGAAATCAATCACGGCTCTAAAGGCAAAGTGCATCCAAATCACACAGCCGCTATTAAAGGCTGGAATACGTTGCCTGAACTACCAAGCTGGTATTATAACATGTATCGATTTGGTGTACACATGGCGGGTAGTCCGGGTGAACAAGGCATGGATGCACAAAGTCCAAGTGCTAATCAAATGTCATTGTATGCATTTACTGATGCAGAACAAGATATTATCGATAAGAGTAAAAAAGACTTAGGTTACAAAGGTAAAAAGTTAAGCAACAACCGTAGTGAAGAACCGGAAGGAACTAACAAATTTAGTCCTGTTGCAAAACCTAAAAAGAATAAGTACGGTGTATAATGGATGAACTAGAACGTCTTAAGAAGTTAGCAGGTATTAACGAGTTTAAAGGTCTGCAACCTTACGGCGGAAGTAATATCAGTATAACTGGTACAGAGAAAGCAAAGATTATGCGTGAGCAAAACATACAGCCTGGCACTGAAGATTGGTTCAAGTTGTGGTTTAGTTTGCCTAAATTTATGGGCGGTGAGCTTGCCGTAGGAAAAGGATTCAGAGGAATTAAAAAATGAAAATGAAAGAATTATTAGAAGGCCCTTACGAAGATGGCGTAAATGATGGCAAACGAGGTCATCGAAATCCACGTGCCAGTTCTATATATGGCCCTTCATCAGATCATTATGAAAAAGGTTACCAACACGGCGTCACCTTAGGAAAAAAAGAAGGTGAAGCAAATGTAAGAAGATATGAAGAGTGGCTTAAACCTTTTTCACATCTGTCAAATGAAGAACTTCACGACCTAGCAGAAAAATTTAGAAATAGTCCAGAAGATAGAATGGCAAATGGACAACAATATCCATATAACAGTAAATTTCAAGCAATACATCAAGTATTAGGTCAGCGAAGACACAATCCAAATTATGGGTTAGATGCTAAACATGGTGTAGCGGAATCAGCTAGTGCAGGCGCTACAAGTGCAGGCAATGTCGGAGTTGGCCCGGTTTATAAAAATAAAAAGCACCCGAAAACACCTAAAAACAAAGACGGTACAGCTAAAAATGCCCTAGATATCAAGGCAAATTTGATAACCGGCGGAAGCATCAAAAGATAAATATATAAAGATAAACGGAGTATACTCATGCCACCAGAATTAGATAACTTAGACCCAGGAATGGACGCAGGTGCAGAACCAGGAATGGACGCAGGTGCAGAACCAGGAATGGACGCAGATATGGGTGCAGACCCAGGTGCAGAAGGCCCACACGGTGACCAAGAAGGCGCAATGGCCAAACAAGAGCTAATTAAATTAGCTAACTATGCAACTAACTTACAAGAACACATCCAAGATGATGAAGAGTTAGAAGCATGGGTACAAAGTAAAATTACTATTGCCGCTACTAACATTGCCAGTGTTTATCACTATCTAGCTTATGAAAAGAAAATCGGCGAGTATGGCGAGCAAATGAATTCCCCAGCATTAAGCGAAAGCAAGAAACGTATTCTTAAGAACTGGCTAATGGAGGCTAAATCTAAAGTTAAAGCTCTTAAGAAAGCCGATGCTGAAAAAGTTAAAATGATGGAAGGCCCATTGAATGGTGGCGAACAACCATGCGGAGAATGTGGCGGAACTGGCGTAGTTCATATGCCTGGAATGACTCCTCATCCTAAAGCACTTGCTAAGGTTGAAAAATATAAACGTCTAGTTAAAGCTACTAAGGCTGCTCACAAGCGTATGGACGGACAAGATAGTCCAGAAACAGAAGTAGACGAAGAAGTTGAAAATGCATTCTCTTCAAAAGGTAAAGGCGAAATGAAAGTCGGCGATACTAAGAAGACTCGTACAGGTGAGTTAACTAAGACTAACACAGGTGTTGTACATAAAAACACTAGCTATGCTGACGACGGCGAAGCTGATCAAAAATCAGGCAAGGGTATCAAAACTCATGCTAAAGCTAAAGATGCTGAGACAAAGAAAGCAGAACGTGGCAATGATATCAAGCTACCAAAACACAATACTCCAACTTGGGGTAAGAAGAATGGCGAGAAATTTGATAACAGAAAAGAAGAGCCTGTAAAAGAAGTGTACGGCCAAGGTGTATACGAAGCTAAGAAAAAGAAACCAGATTTCTTAGATATGGACAAAGACGGCAACAAGAAAGAGTCAATGAAAAAAGCTATTGCCGACAAGAAGAGTGTTAAAGAAAGCAAAATGCCAGCAGGGCATATGGCTCATCACCATGCTTGTGAATATGCAAAGCACCACAAAGCAGGTAATCTTGAATTAGCTATGCACCATAAAGACGCATGTGAGTCATGCGGTGGAAGCATTATGCACGGTGCAATGGGTGAAACATATCATCAACATCCACATCTAAATCAAGGCACTATGTATGAATGCGATCCAAATGCAATCGCAACTCCGATGGCAGAAGGCAAAAAGCCAAGCGCAGGTCTAAGCAAAGCTAAGAAGTCTGCTACAGTTAAAAAAGCTAAGGCAGGTGGAGACATTGGTAAGCCGGGTAAAGGCTTCGACAAGTTAGCTAAGAAAGCTGGTGGTGGTGAGAAAGGCGAAAAGATTGCCGCTGCCGCTATGTGGAAAAATATCAAAGAAACTACAGCATACATGGCTGAGAAAAAAGCTGAACTTGCTAAGAAAGATTACGACGGTGATGGAAAAGTTGAAAGCGGTAAAGACGAACATGCCGGTTCAGTAGACAAAGCAATTAAAAAAGCTATGGATAAGAAAGAAACTGTTAAAGAGTCTTCTGAAGTAGATCGTTTAGTTCAGTTAACTGGACGTTTGAATCGTACAGAAAAGCCAGCATTAGTTGAGAACCGTGAGGTTGATCAAATCCGTGCATTGACAAAACGCCTATTGGGATAATCCAATGGACATAAAGCGCATACTACAGGCGATGGATGGCGTTGCTACAAAGCCTGTAGCAGGTGCTTCTGATATGTCTAAATTTTTAGCTATCGTAGATAAAAATGCTAGTATACAAATACTAACAGAAGCAAGTAATCCGCATAAAGTGTCATTGCCAGTTCAAATGGCAATGCAACACTATCAAAAAGAAGAACCTGTTCCCGTTGAACGTAAAGCACGTTTAATCGACAAGTACTTAAATGATGTTGAGCAAGAGTTTGCTGAACAACAAACATCTAAACGTCAATTAATTAATCAATATGCTAGCATTATTGCTGAACGTGTTTTGATTAAAGAATCTAAAAAAAGTAAGATCGAAAAAACTGCTCAAGCTAAAGCATTGAAAGAATTAGAGTCCGAGCTTAAAATATCCCATCACAGGTATAACGATAAATGGAACCAAAAAGATCTTGATGAAAGTCTTGGGTTCGATGGTCGCGGTGCAGGTCCTGGTCCAGAAGTAACTCCTAGTACCGGTGGACATTTTGATTTAGGTATGAGCGAACAAGGTTCCGATCAAGTTAAAAAAGTTATTAAAAAGCATGGCAAGCCAGTCGGTGAAATTGGTATAGACCCTGAAGCAAGTCCCGGTGGCGGTGAATGGTATATGAAGCACTATGCATCTGGTATAGACAACAGTGGCTACGATTCCTACGAAGATGCTTTAGATGAATTAAAATATTGTGTTAAACATCACGAGCAAGTCGCTGAATCCAAAAAGAATACGAGCTCCATTAAACATATTAATGAAATGATTAGAAAGAATAAAAGGAATGTAAAATGAACATTAGAGACGTACTATCTAAATTAGATGCGTTGTCAGAAGGTTTGACAATGCAAGATGTGCAGGCCGCTGTACAAGGCATGAGCACTGATCAAGAACGTGCGTCTGCATTGGCCGCGTTGGCAACTAAAAATCAACTAGGCGGTTTGTATGATCCAGTATCTGGTTCTTTTGTCGGAGCAAACGGTCAAATTTCTTCCACCGCAGATAAGAACACAGACTTTAAATTATCTGATATGGGGTTAATTCCTAGCAATGCTCACACATCAACATTACTAGGTAGAATATTTGGTACTTCAGGTTCTAGTTATGACAAGCAATTAAGAGCACAAAGTGGCAAAGTTAATGCTGACAGAACTAGCCAACAAGTTAATCAAGCAAACTTACAAAAACTTTATAAGCTATTAGACCAACTTAAAGCATCTTCAGCGGCAGCTCCGGCAACACCTGCCGCTACTAAAGAAAGTTTTGAATTTGCACGACAATTAGCAGAAAGTTTTGGTTATCAATTAGACGAACTTGCTAACACAATGTCGCCAGATAATCCAAATGCCGCATTTGCAGATTTACCAGGTGCACCTAAAGCATCAGCTCCTGGCGATTTTGGTGAGGTAGGAAACAAACTTGCACAAAGTCGTGCAGATTCGGCATTAGAAAGAGGTCGTGCCGCTAGTGGTGAATTACAAAATACCATGAATGGTATGGTAAAAACAGGTGCTGGCAATGCAACTAACGATGCACAAGCCGCATTAAAAGCAAGATTAAAATCGGGAAATGGTATTGCAAAACAAACCGCAGGACTTGGTACTTTACCAGCCGCTGAAAAAGAAATTGCTACAAACCTAGCCGCAAAGAATATTAAAGCAGTTGCTCCAGAAGCAGGTAAAATGTTACTTGCAAAAGGCGGCGGCAAAATGTTATCTAAGATTATTCCAGGTATTGGTTTAGTTGTTGGTACAGCAGATGCCATCGACCGTGCTAAGAAAGGTGACTACTTAGGTGCTGGCATGGCAGGTTTAAGTGCTGTATTGAGTTTGGGTGGACCGTTAACTGCGGCCGCTTCAATGGGATTAGATGCCGCTAATATGGCACGTGACTACAAAGCTACTGGTAGCGCATTTGGTGGTGCTCCAGATAAAAATGCTCCAGCAGGTGGTAGTAGTGGTGGACATCCAGCAGGCGGAACTGATGCTAAACTAGCTCAACTACAAAAAGTTATCGGTGCTAATCCGGATGGAAAAATGGGACCTGAAACATCAGCTAAACTAAAAGCATGGCAACAATCACAAGGTATTGCCGCTGACGGTATGCCTGGTCCAGAGACTTATGGTAAAGCAGGAATTGCAGAATCAGCAAAACAATCAGTTGCAGAAAGTATTCGCGATATGCAAGCACGTTTAGAATTGATTGAAGCTAAATCTGTAATTAAAGAAAGTTTGGCTAAAGAATATTTCTTAGACGAAAGCTGTTTCATCTATGATGAAAATGGCGATTATGTTACAGACTTAATGACGATTGCCGCTATTAATGAAAGTGCTGAAGAAGGTAGTTTATTACTTAACGAAGCAAATTGGTTGCAAGGTATTGGTAAAGGTCTTAGCGCAGGTTGGGATGCATTGAAAGGTGCAGGCGGTGCAGTTAAAACTGCCGCTCGTGCTAGTAATGCTCCTGCGGCCGCAACAAGATTAGCAAATACTGGCAAGGATCTATCTGCTGTACAAAAAGGTGCTCTTAAAACAGGTGCCGCAATTGGACGTAATCCAGTTAAAGCCGCATTAGGTGCAACAGCATTAGGTGCAGGTGCAGGGTTAGCATTAGGTGGTAATGGTTCAGGAGGTGCTCCTGCAACTGTTACAGGTGGTCATGGTGGAAGTGGTGGAAGTGGTGGAAGTGGTGGAAGTGGTGGAACACCGACTACACCAACTACACCAACTACTACTCCTCCGACACCGGAACAACAAGCATTAATTGACCAAATTAAACAAGTAATGGGAACATTAGCAGATGTCCCAGATGCAACAGAAGGCGGTGACGCTGGTATATCGAGAGCATTGCAAGATGCACAAACAGCTATCGATACGTTCCAAAAAGATCATCCTGCGGCTCCAGCTGATGTAGGCGGCGGTGGAATGAAACCTCCTCTAGCATCTGGATTACCAGCAGACGTTCCAGGTAGTATTGCTAACATAACCAAAGATGTTACATCGCAACCAACTGTTTATAAAAACGGTGGTGGAGCAGGCGCCGCATCAAACCCAGCAGTAAAGGCAGAATCAGTCGATGACGAGTTATCTCGTTGGCTTAAAATCGCTCGCGGTTAATTAAACAAAATGGCAGATTTATTTCTGCCATTTCCACCTCTAAAGGTTGCGTTTACATAATAAGTAATATATAATAGGCATATACATTAGGAGATTTACATGGGCGGTCGGTCATACGGTGCAGAAGAAAAGGCAAAACTAGAGCGTTTAATTTCAGAAGGTAGCACAGTACTACGTGAAATTGAAGACTTATCAGAAGGCTTAAAAGAAACTGTTAAAGCAGTTGCAGAAGAATTACAAGTTAAACCAAGCGTTATCAATAAGGCAATCAAAATCGCACATAAAGGCGATTGGGCTAGCCATAATGAAGATTGGGAAGAAATTGAAGCAATTTTAGATATCACTAAACGTATCTAATAAATATTGCATTAGAAGGCAAGCGGGCCAATAAACCGCATAAAGGTATTTGTCAGCCTCAAATGACATTGGAGAGTTAGTATGAGCTATGTAGACGCATGGTTTGACCGCGAGAACGACATCGTTAAAGTGGTTGAACGCAATAAGAAAGGCGAGAGAGAATTTAGAGATATTCCTGTACGTCATACATTTTATGTAAAAGACCCAAGAGGGAAATTTACTTCAATTTACGGTGAGCAACTCACTCGTATCGTTTGTAAAAACACAAAAGAATTACGCAAAGAACAAGCCATTAATAGTGGCAAGGAAATGTACGAAGCTGACATTAATCCAATCTTTGTAACACTAAGCGAACATTATTTAAATCAAGATGCTCCTAAATTAAATGTAGCATTTTTCGATATTGAGGTAGACTTTGATCCAGAGCGTGGCTATGCTAGTCCAGACGATGCATTCATGCCAATTACTGCGATTGCTGTCTACCTACAATGGTTAGAAACAATGGTATGTTTGGCTATTCCTCCTAAGAAACTTAAGATGGAAGATGCTAAGGAAATGATAAAAGAATTTCCTAATACTATGCTGTTTGACAACGAAGCGGATTTATTAGATACATTCCTCGACTTGATTAAAGATGCAGATGTTATCAGTGGTTGGAACTCAGAAGGCTTCGACGTTCCATATACTACTAATCGTGTTACAAAGGTATTGAGCAAAGACGATACAAGACGTTTTTGTTTGTTTAATCAATTGCCTAAAAAGCGTGAATACGAAAAGTATGGTCGTCTTAGTACAACTTACGATTACATTGGTCGTGTACACTTAGACTATCTCGAGCTGTACCGCAAATATACATATGAAGAACGTCACAGTTATCGATTAGACGCTATTGCTGAGTACGAATTAGGCAAGCGTAAGACACAGTACGAAGGCACACTGGACCAGTTATACAACAATGACTTTAAAACATTCGTTGAATATAACATTAACGACTGTAAACTACTTGACGATTTAGATAAGAAATTAAAGTTCATGGATCTTGCCAATACACTGGCACATGAAAATACAGTATTGCTACAAACCACAATGGGTGCGGTGGCTGTAACTGAACAGGCGATTATTAACGAAGCACACCGCAGAGGGTTTCAAGTTCCTAATCGTGTTAAGATGAGTGAGCGTGAAGATAGTGCGGCCGCAGGTGCGTATGTTGCGGTGCCTAAAGAAGGTATACATGACTGGATTGGTTCATTAGATATTAACAGTCTTTATCCAAGTGCTATTCGTGCGTTGAACATGGGTCCTGAAACTATTATCGGACAACTACGTCAAACAATGACCGAAGAATATATCGAACTACAAATGGCAAAAGGCAAATCATTTGCGGCGGCATGGGAAGGTATATTTGGCAGTTTAGAATACACAGCAGTTATGGATCAAGAGATTGGCACTGAAATTACTATCGATTGGGAAGATGGATCGAGCGATGTGTTAAGTGCCGCCGAAGTATATAGACTTATTTTTGAAAGCAATCAGCCTTGGGTCATTAGCGCAAATGGTACAATTTTCACTTATGAAAAAGAAGGTATTATTCCTGGATTGCTAAAGCGTTGGTATGCTGAACGTAAAGAGATGCAGGCCAAATTAAAAGAATGTATTCAAGCAGGCAATAAAGTAGAAGAAGAATACTGGGACAAACGTCAGTTAGTTAAGAAGATTAATCTTAATTCGCTTTATGGTGCTATTCTTAATAGTGGTTGTAGATTCTTTGACAAGCGTATTGGGCAAAGTACTACACTCACAGGTCGGCAAATTGTTCGACATATGGCTGGTAAAGTAAACGAGATTGTCACAGGCGAATACGACTATCGCGGTAAGGCAATTATCTATGGAGATACAGATAGTTGTTATTTTAGTGCTTACAAGACATTGCAAAAAGAAATCGATTCTGGACAACTTCCATGGACTAGAGAAACAGTAATTGGATTGTACGACCAAATCGGTGAGGAAGTAAACACTACCTTTCCACAGTTTATGTTGGATACATTCCATTGTCCAAAGTCACGTGGAGAAGTTATTCGTGCAGGCCGTGAAATTGTTGGTAGTAAGAGCTTGTTTATTACTAAGAAACGTTATGCTGTTCTTTATTATGATAAAGAAGGCAAGCGTACTGATGTAGATGGCAAGCCAGGTAAGATCAAGGCCATGGGTCTAGACTTGAAGCGTAGTGATACTCCAGAATTTATTCAAGACTTTTTAAGTGAAATTCTTGAGATGGTACTAATGGGTAAGCCTGAACAAGAAGTTTTAGATCACATTAGCGAATTCCGCATCAGATTTAAAGCTCGTCCAGGTTGGGAAAAAGGTAGTCCAAAACGTGCTAACAAGATTACCGAGTATCAAGGCAAAGAAGCTAAACAAGGTAAGGCAAATATGCCTGGTCACGTTCGTGCTAGTATTAATTGGAATACATTAAAACGCATGTTCGATGACAAATATTCTATGGGTATTACAGACGGTGCTAAGGTTATTGTATGTAAACTCAAACCTAATCCGTTAGGTTTTACATCAGTCGCGTATCCAGTAGACGAACTGAGGTTACCGCAGTGGTTCAAAGATTTACCATTTGATCACGCTGAGATGGAACAAACCATCATCGATAACAAGCTAGACAACTTGATTGGAGTTCTCAATTGGGATGTTGGTAGCACAGAAGAAAAAAATACTTTTAATAGTTTATTCGAGTTTTAATATGAAAAAAGAAATAGTAATTGCAGGGTACGGCTTTGTCGGTAAAGCAGTTGCCAACGCAATAAAAGATAATGTTGTACTGCATATAGTAGACCCAAAAATAAATGATAATATTGTGTCTGATTTCAAATATGCAGAAGGCGTCATTATTTGTGTTGGTACGCCTAGTACCGAATTAGGCGATTGCGATGTTAGTCAAATTTATAGTGTAATGGATACTGTACCTGCGTCTGTACCAGTGTTAATTAAATGTACGGTTCGTCCAGACTACCTAAATAGACTATTAATAAATTATCCCGATCATATGATTTGCTATAGTCCAGAGTTTTTACGTGCAGTATCTGCAAATGAAGACTTTGCTAATCAAACATATATGGTAATTGGAGGATTTGATCCTAACTGTATATGGGAAGATTTATTCAGAAGTTCAATCAAAAGCCTAAATAATGTCGAGCATTGTTCACTCACAGAAGCAAGTATGGTAAAATATGCCACTAATTGTTTCCTAAGTGTCAAAGTAGCATTCTTTAATCAACTGTATGACATTTGCCAAGCTAATGGTGCTGAATATAATACAGTTATTGAACTACTGCAAATGGATGACAGGATTGGATATAGTCATATGCAAGTCCCTGGACCCGATGGCAGTAGAGGATTCGGTGGTGCTTGTTTCCCCAAGGATACAAATGCCTTTATACATTACACAGATAGCCTACAGGTATCACATACATTGGTGGAATCAGCAGTAAAGTATAACAAAAAGGTTAGGAAAAATCCTTGACATTGTCTAAAAAACCTATATAATAAGAAAACATGGAGAATCATATGAAAGACTTTTTACAAGACCTAGTAGCACATACACACAGTTTGGGATTTTTGCCTTTGGTAAAAGTTTCAGCTTCTGATAAAGAAGCAGTAATTGAAAGTATAGCAGAAGATCGTAGCGTTATCCTTAATGCTAAAACAAAAGAAGCAGTTGAAAACGTAGAAGGCGTTTTTGGTATGCCAAACCTTAACAAATTAGATATTTTGTTAAAGTGCCCAGAATACAAAGAGAACTTTACTATTAGCGTAGTTAAGCAAGAACGTGATGGAGAAACTATTCCTACAGGTTTACACTTTGTTAACAATACAGGCGATTTCGAAAACGACTATCGTTTTATGAATCAAAATATCATTAATGATAAATTGAAGACTGTTAAATTCAAAGGCGCAAGTTGGAATATCGAATTTAAGCCAACAGTTGCAAACATTCAACGTTTTAAATTCCAAGCGGCCGCACATAGCGAAGAACAAACTTTCCAAGTCAGAACTGAAGACGGTAGTTTAGTATTCAGCTTTGGTGATGCAAGTACACATGCTGGATCATTTACATTTCAGTCCGGAGTTACTGGTAAGTTGAAACAAATTTGGTCATGGCCTGTTACACAAGTTCAAAGCATTTTAAACTTGGCAGGCGATATTACAATGCGTATTGCAGATGTCGGTGCATTACAAATTACAGTAGACAGCGGTATTGCTGAATACGAATACATTCTTCCAGCACAAAGCAAGTAATGGTCGAACTCCATAAAAGAACTATCGTTAGAGCAATTACTTACAGGGTCATTGCTCTAATGATTACGGCGATATGGACCGGATTAAGTGATGCAATATTAATTCATTTAATATTGACTGCAATCCATTACGGTCACGAACGTATATGGTTAAAGATTAAGTGGGGTAAAATTGAATAAAAATTTAACAGCAACACAAAACGATTACGCATATTTTTTGCCGGCTACTTCTGGATTCTATAGCACGTATATCGGTAAACAACGTTATAACAATTACGTTGATCCTGCTCGTATACCTGCAAGTTTTAAATCAGGAGTAGAAAGTCTTAACTATTTAGAGCCAGACAAAGGTGCATTTTATTATGACCATTGTTTGTATAGCGCAGGTCATGCGAATTTAGATCTTAATAAACAAGACGATAGCGAAGATATGTTTCGTAATCGTAATCGTGCAACTAGTTGGGTGTTAGGTGATTCAGGTGGCTTCCAAATTGGTAAAGGTAAGTGGGAAGGCGACTGGAAAAATCCTAGCTGTCCTAAAGCACAGAAGAAACGAGAACAAGTTCTTAAGTGGATGGATGCACTTATGGACTATGGCATGTGTCTTGACGTACCTGCGTGGGTAGCTCGTAGTCCGGAAGGCGCTAAAGCCACAGGTATTAGCACTTATGCAGAAGCAGTTCAAGCTACATTCATTAACAATGATTACTTTATTAACAATCGCAATGGTAATTGCAAGTTTTTAAACGTATTACAAGGCGAAAATCATACAGATGCTGAAGGTTGGTATCAGCATATGAAGAAATACTCTGATCCAAAACAATATCCAGGCCGTCATTTTAACGGTTGGGGTATGGGTGGACAGAATATGTGTGACATACACTTGACATTAAAACGTCTAGTTGCGTTGCGCTTCGATGGACTCCTTGAAAAAGGAGAACAAGACTGGATGCACTTTCTGGGTACTAGTAAACTCGAATGGGCATTAATTTTAACTGACATACAAAGGGCCGTAAGGAAATATCACAATGACCAATTTACCATATCTTTTGACTGCGCATCGCCCTTCCTCGCAACAGCGAACGGACAAATCTACGTCCAAACAGAAATTACAGACAGAGAAAAATGGCTCTACAGAATGTTACCGAGTCTCGATGATAAAAAATATTCCCAGGATACTCGTCTCTTCCAAGACGTAGTGGTACAAGATGGACATTTTAAAAACTTTGAAACAAGTCCATTAATGGATGGTGTAAAGGTTAATGAAATTTGTATCTACGGCCCGAATGATGTTAACAAGATAGGCAAGGTTGGTAAGACTTCGTGGGATAGTTTTACTTATGCTATAATGATGGGTCATAATGTTTGGATGCACATTAACGCTGTACAAGAAGCCAATAGAAAATATGATGCCGGATTATGTCCAGCTATGTTAGTAGACGAGAAATTTGATAGATTGTTTGTAAAAGATGTTATCGATGCTATTTTTGCTACTAGCGATCGAGGTGTTGCTGATACATTAGTAGACGAATGTGACAGATTTTGGCAAGCTATTCCAGGAACACGCGGTTATACTGGAAAACGAACTGTTAATGCTACTACAAAATTTTTCGAATTGTTTGACGAAGTGGAAGAAGATAGTGTACAATCAGTAGATGAGCCAGACTTCGATGAAGAAGTTTCCGATAAACTAGATGAATTAGAGGCTAGTGTACATGACATTACCTGATGAACGATTTAGAAGTATACAACGTACAGAAGAATTCTTAACAGATTTAATGAATCCTCAAAAAACTCCACGTATTCCAAAAGAACTACGTGAGCGAGCACGGTGGTGTTTGCGGCATTATCCTAGTTATCACAATTTAAAAATGTTAGAACGTGCGGCTCCCGAGATTGTACAAGAACGTATGGAAGATGTTAATCGTATGATCAAGTATTGGGAAGAAAAGAAAAAGGTATCAAATGAAAACTAGTCTTATTGTTGGTATGGGCATTGGCAATTTATATGCCACAGTATTAAATAATCTTGGTCACAGCATTGTTACTGTAGACAGCGATCCTAACAAGAAAGCAGACTTTGAAACAGTCGATGCCGCCATTGTGGCTTGCCGTATGTTCGATACCGTACATATATGTACTCCTAATTTTACACATTTCGATCTTGCTACTAAGGTTGCCAAATGTTCTAATATGGTTTTTATTGAAAAACCTGGAGTTAGCACCAGCAATATCTGGGAAACACTAGTTAAGACATTTCCATATACACGTTTCATGATGGTTAAAAATAATCAATGGCGTAGTAATATAAAAGATTTGATCAAACTAACACAAGAATCTAAAAGTGTAGAGATACGTTGGCATAATAAAGATCGTGTGCCTAATCCTGGTACTTGGTTTACTACAAAGAAATTGGCCTTTGGTGGAGTTAGTAGAGATCTAATGCCCCACTTGCTAAGTTTGTTTATGGTGTTGGAACCTTATTACCAAACATCTCGTCAAATATCAAGCATCGCAATGCAAAACTGGTTATTAGATGATGTGTCTAATACAGATTATGGTACTGTAAATGTAAACGGAACATATGATGTAGATGATAGTTGCCGTTTAGAGTATGTTTGCTATGATCGAGTATGGACTTTAGATGCTAATTGGCGTACCTTGGGCGAAGACGACCGTGCTATTATCTTTACTATGCCAGACGACAGTCAAGTTCGTGTAGAATTAGGTCTTTGCCCAGAAGATGCATATCAAACCATGATACAAGATGCTATATTAAGTCAGCACGAAGCAATATTTTGGAAGAAACAATTAACCCAGGATCTTTGGATCCATCAACAGATAGAAACATTATGATCGTTAACTGCTTACAAACAACTGGACAAGGTCGGTTTGAAGAAGTACAATATTCTAAACCTGAACCCGGGCAATATGAAATCGAAGTTAAAGCTCTAATGACTGGGGTATGCCGTAGCGACATCGATATGATGATGGGAGATTTCGGTCCTTTGCCATTACACATGCAAGGACATGAAGGATTAGGTGTTGTAACTAAGGTAGGAATGGGTGTTGCTAAAGTCGATGTAGGCGACATTGTCGCAACACGAGGTGAACCGGCTTATGCTGATTATTACAATGTTCGAATTGAAGAATTTGTAGTAGTTCAAGAAGCCGATCCAAAATATATTTTAGAACCAGTAGCTTGCGGCATTAATCTAATTAACCAGGCAAAAGATTATCTACAAGACAGACAAGGTCGCAATGAAAATAATCGTATGCTTATTATTGGAAGCGGCTTCCTTGCGTGGGTTGCTTATCATACAATGCGCCTTAATGGATATATCTTCCATGTAGATGTGTTAGGACATAGTAATAAAGCACTTTGGGGTAATAAACTACAGTCCAGTACTATTGAAAACTACGATGTTGTAGTTGACCTTAGTGGAAATTATGAACTTGGTACACAGATTAACCTAAATAACAATGCGATTATCATCGATGGTGTAGGTAAAGCTGTTAGTAAACAAGAAGCACAAAGTCAACTTTGGAAATCGGTTACTACTATTAAACCTAGTCCACGTAATCCAGAATTTATCGATTGTATGAAAATGGCTAGGTTCTTCATTGAAAAAGGCTATCTAGAGGTTGATTCTTTTTGGACTAGAGGTTATAATAGAAGCACAGAGTGGGAACAAGCGTTTGCGGACGGCGTTAATCGTCCGAGTGGTTACAGCAGAGGTTATATTAAATGGGACTAAACACCGAA